TTTTTTCAAGCAGAAGACGGCATACGAGATACGGAACTGTGACTGGAGTTCAGACGTGTGCTCTTCCGATCTAGTATCGGCGAGCAATGCCAGGTTTACGCGACATAAGCGTGAATTCAGGCTGAATATTGTGTTTCTCATAGAAAACAGCTTCCTTTCCTTTAAGTTTCTTCATCACATACCGAGCAGTATAAGCACAGGACTCCCATGTGACTTCACCGACAACCACATAACCATAAGGCCAACACTCTTGAAGAGATTCGGAATTATAGTACGTGTAATATTCTCCAGCTTCCTTGACGGTCTTATAGGGCTTGAGATCATCCAAATGCAAACCAAACAAAATAGCATGATAATGAGGGCGGAACGTCTCGGAACCATACTCGCCGGACATGAAAAAGCGAATTTTATCGTCTCCAAACTTCTTACGAATACGCTTCATCAAAAGCTGGAAATCACGCTTGCGGAGCGTCAAAGCAGGGATAGCTTCACCAGTCTCCGGGTCAGGATAGTACGTACGGGGAACATGATCGTCATCGTACGTGAACGTACAGAACCAAGCGGAATCATGATAGCCGAGTTCCAAAAGACAACGGTTTGCCCATTGACGCGAATAGTCAATACGGCAGCCAACACACTGACCACAGGGAAGCGGAACAAGAGCGGAACGAGGATACTTGTGACCATGCCATTCAACATAGGTCTCACGATCATCCGGGCGATAACCAAGCATCTTCAAATCGGCCTTGCCGTTTTCTTTCGTACCAATGCGAACGGCATAGATAGGATGAAAACAACTCACATCAAAATCACCACATCTTCCTTAAACCAGCATACATTACGGTCACCATAGATCGACCGGGCAAAACGAGACTTGAGGGACTGCGGCTCTTCCTGATCACGATCAACAATGACAAGAGTAGAATCTTCCGTCCAGTTCTTATTGACAACGAGCAAATCTTTGAGTAACATGGAAGCACCTCCAAAAAAAATGTACCACAATCGGACTGCGACAAATGTCGCTTTCTGACTGTAGCACAACAATAACACTTCTGAACAAAATAATCAATTTGTTTAACAACCAAAAATATGCTGGCCTACTTAGGCTAAATTCACAAATGTGAACAGCATAAATAGAGCTTTACTTATATAGTTACCATTTATTATAACCTAACATTATATATAATTATGTCAACTACATATATGCGGGGGTCTCCTATTATACTTTTTATCTTGTAAGGTCTCCTATTATACTTTTTATCTTGTAAGGTCTCCTATTATACTTTTTATCTTGTAAAACTGCATACGTCCTGGACATATGCAAGCAACTTCTACATGACAACCATAGTGACCTATGGTGTCACTCAGCACAGTTAACATCAAGAGAGTTAACTGTGCTGAGTGTACGCCTATTGTAAATGGACGTACAGCCGAAGCCCCACGGCGTTTAAACCGTGGGGCTTTTTTGGCGGCTTGCGCCGCTTTTAAGAAAAAATTTCTTTAATGATTTTGAGAGTAAAGGCTCCGAGAAGACCAAAGCAACAAATCATGATAACAGATTCCATCATCGTTTAGACTCCTTTCTATAACTTCCGCCGTAAAGATCGGCGAGAGAATTTGCAATCATACCAACGGTAGAAGTAAAAGAGCTGTTGCCATAAGTGGACTTAATATCCCAATTAGTATCAGAAGCATACTTGGAAGCAGCGCGAGACTGATCCGAAGCATACCGAGACGCAGAAGAACTCTTATTGGCTGCATACTTAGTAGCAGCGGAATTGACCGAAGATCCAAACATGGAAGCCATTGCGGACTGATCCGCCATATACCGAGAAGCAGAAGCACCCATTGCAGCGGCATCACGAGTAGCTCCGGCATGAATACCTGCTTGTTCAATACCAGCACGGGCGTTAATCTGAGCTACAATATTCTCCATAGCCGTATACTTATCGGCTACGGCTTCTTGCGTACGTGCATTAATATTGCTGGCCTGTATCTGAGTCTGAGCAGCAAGAATAGAGCCAAGCAAATTAGCAATAGCGCCGGAAGTAGACGTATCAGCATCGGCCTTAGAACCACTTCCAACGGACGCGGAAGCAGTAGCACCAGAACCGACGGAAGCGCCGTTACCATTCATAGCACTTAGAACAGGATTCAAACCGGCGGCACGGAGATCAGCAATTTCACGCTGGTGAGCCGTATTAGACATCATCGCTTGCCAATCACGATTCTTAGCAGCTTCACGCGAGTTAAACTCCATAGCTTTAGCAGTCTGGGCTTCCGTCCATTCACGCTGTAAGCGTGCCTGTTCAGCATTAAAAGCACTGTTAGACTGGGCAACGCCTTTAAGACCAGCAATCTGATTAGCAGCACTATTAGCAGCGCCGACACCATCCATTTCATAAGCACTGGTAGTTGTATCAAACGCCATTATAACAAACTCCTTTCAAAAAATCAAGGGGGCCAACGGCCCCCTTGCGATTAGTGATGATCAATCAGGCCGGGAATGCTGTACATAGGCATAGGCCGGGTACACAGATTCTTCACATAGATGTCTGCAAAAAGCTGATTAGAAACAGAAGATTGAACAGCCAAAACACGATCAACAGTAGACTTGTCTTCCCTGATCCACGCATCGCTGAGAGTAGGAAGGGCGTTATAATCATCAGCCAAATGCCATACATCAAGAGACTGAGCATAAGCAGACCTCATTTCTCCGGTAACCATATTAGGCTTATAACGATAGTCAGCCCACGCTTCCTGATAGCCAAAAACTTCATCATCCTTGGCAGTACCTTGTGCAAAGATTTCCTTATTCTTCACAGGCTGTTCGCCGATGTTCGCAAAAACAGGCCAATAGAAGTCAAACTTATCCTTGCGGCTCCAAAGACGGTTCAAACCCTGCTGATAAGTGTGATCATAACGAGCGACCATCAAACCGATAATAAGACCATGCTCCGTGAAAGACTTGGTGAAATCAGAATGGGAATCCGTAGTAAGAGACTGACCGACAACAGTACCCTGAGGAGTGCCAGAAGATTCAGTGCCAGACTGCTGAATGATCTGATTGACGTTGATGGGGACACGGTTTCCGCCAAGGTATTCAGGACGCTGCAAACGAGCATCGGGAGACGTCACACCAAAAAAAGAACGAACAACCTCAGTATAACGGCTGCCGCCGCGAGCCTGCTGCTCATAAAACTTCTGAATCTGGAAAGCCAAACGCAGCTGGTTAATAGTGGCGCCGATACCGCCAGAAGCCTGTGCCCAAAGGTTAGTGGGCTCAAAACCAATGATAGTACTATCAAGTTTGGAAGAATAAGGTGTAGTATCATCCGAAATTTGCAAAGCATGATCATTGGTAACAAGAGAACCAGTACCAGAAGTAGGACTACCATAAACCGACACACGACCAAACAAACCGTAACCACCGGAATCATGCGTCTGATACTTACCAACAACAGGATATTCACCAGCGGTAGCGGACGGAATGAGAACGTCAGGGCCTTTCTGCGGAGACGGCAGGCAGCTTGTGAAATAGTCATGATACTTGGCAGCAATGAAAGGTTTACCGCCTTTAGCGACATCTGTCACAAAAGTGCCAGTGTTCACGCCAGCCACGGTACTATCGTCCGTGGGAACAACAAGAGGATCTTGCAAATTCTGATCTCTGAACCATTCGTTGATGATCAAAGCATAGGCGCGGAACGGCAGAGCAGAAACAGACAGACCTTTGACGCCAGTAGGGATGCCAAAATAATCAGCAAGAGTTCCGACAGACCATCCAGAATCAGCTGGCGCTGTAATTTGGGGCATCGTGTATTCGGTTTCAGGAATCCAAGCACTTTCCGTATTTTCACCACAAAACTGCTTCCAATGATCCCAAACAAGGCGGTTCGGAACAAAGAAGTAATACGTGTCAAGGTACACATTGTCCATCATAGGTGTAAGCAGGGTCTGCATACGCACAACCTTGCTTGTGTCCACGGAGAAGGTATCGCCGGGAAGAACCTCGTCCAAGAAAAAAGGGATGACGTCACCAACGTTAAAAGACGTTTTCAGGCTGGCGGAACGGTCAAAGCGAGATCGGGAGATATCGACATGAGGGGCAAGGCTGAAATGGGATTCCGTGTTTCTGTTCATTCTTTCGTTTCCTCCTTAACTTCCGGGATAGCCGGAGTAGTTTCAACAGCAGATTCTTTCTTGATACCGAGACGTTCGAGGAAGTCAGGCGCACCGCTGGCAGCAAGATACTCGCTGAAAGAATTGCCGAACTTGGCACGGACTTCCGCAGGCAAAGACATGAAAGAGCGCTCCATATCGTTGACGAAATTGAGCATATCGGCATACGTCTTGGGAAAGTCGGTCACATCGAGGAACTGACCCTGCGCCTGAGAGAGCGCAGAAACATCGCCGTTCATGTAACGCTTCATCAAAACATGGATGTCACAGCTTTCGGCATGGCTCTGAATCTGATCATAAATGTTCTCGCGGCCAGATTCTTCAAGAACAACGCGGCCTTTCTCATCATAGTGACCAGCATAGGTAATATGAATAGGGTCGCCGGGATTGGAAAACAAGCGCTCACGTGCGTCATACTGCGTTTTAAACTGCATCACTTAACCTCCTTAGGGAGACACTGGGAAGCGTCGCAAAGCATCTTAGGAGCGTCCAACGGCGTCAGATAGCCGCCGACATCATCATAGGTGCCAAGCTTGAACAAAGCGAAATCATTGGAATGCGAAGCAAGCAGGGAACCGGGCTGACCAACAGCGTGTTCAAAGTTACGAATTGCGGTAGCATCGTTGCTATCTACCGTGCAGGGCATAAAAGAGGACTTAGCGTCCTTGATAGCATAAATTCCAAAAATCATACTTTTTGAACCTCCAAAACAATTTTAGAATTGGGATAATGAGAAACAGCATCCTCGGAAGCGTGTTTGACCATCCACAAGGGAACCTGAGCCACGATTACATCATCGACACGAACGAAAACAGTAATCACAACCGAATACCTCCGCGAAAAATCTTGGGCGCAATGTTCATCTTCTTAGACTTGGCAGCAGTCCGCTGGAAAACTTTCTTGTCCTTACGCTTGGGCATTTTCGCCATTACAAAGACCTCCTTAAAGATTTTAGTCTATTACTTAGCTTGTCCTCTTGGACTTGCATAAGCTCATAGGAATCAAGGGACGTATTTGCCAGCTTAGCAGCTTGCGCTTCCTGGCGAATCAGTATCAGGAGGCTGGTGGAAGACAACGATAAAGTTAAAAGCGGTTGACGGATATCATGAGAAGGGTATA